GGTCATGAGTGAAGATGCGGTCAAAGCAGGCGCATCATTCGAAGACAGCATGACAAGGCTTGAAGGCACTGTTGACGGCTTGAAAAATTCCCTTGTGAGTGGATTTTTGCCCGGTATCGTCTCAATCGCAGACGGATTGACCGACATGATATCGGGAAACGATAAAGGCGCGGAATCAATCAAAAACGGCGTTAAATCGATATTAAAATCAGTCAAGGACGCGTTGCCGACAGTGTTGAAGATTTTGAAGTCTATCGGCGGGGCATTGATTGAAATGTTGCCCGACGCAATCAGGGATCTTTTGAAAACGATAAAACCCTTGTTGAAGGAATTGCCCGAAATGGCAGCGGAAATACTGCCGGGGTTGTTAGATGTGACTTTGGATATAATCAAAGAGATGTCGGAAGAGCTGCCGAAGATGCTACAATCGGATGTGATCTGGGACATCATCGATACAATGATCGACGCAATCCCCGACATGATAGACGGAGCGTTGAAGATGCTAACAGGAATAATTGACGCCATCCCGGTATTGATTGAAAAATTAGTCCCGAAGATACCGACAATTGTGACCAACATCATCACGGCATTGACAAAGCCTGACATGATACAAAACCTTATAAAAGGCGCAATCAAGCTGTTAGAAGCCATCATACAGGCGATACCGCTATTCATTCAGGAGTTATTGCCACAAATTCCGACTATCATCGTGTCAATAAATAAAGCCTTGATTGAATCAATGCCGACCTTGTTAGAGGGCGCTGTTGAGACATTCGGCGTATTGATTAAAGCCTTGAAGGACACGGCAAAATCTATCGTGACAAGTTTGCCGGGGATAATTAAGGACATTAAGAACGGACTTGCGAAACCACTAAAAGAGACTTTTAAAACCTTGTGGCAAGACATCAAGGACATTTTCGGGAATGTTGGGAAGTGGTTCAAAGAGAAATTTGAGGACGCGTGGGAAAATATCAAAAAAGCGTTTGGCAATTTCAAGACGTTCTTTAGTGGACTTTGGGACAGCATAAAGACCACATTCACGTCAATGGGTACAAAGATAGGCGACGCAATCGGTAAGAGCGTAAAATCGGCGATTAACGGCGTTATCGGACAGATTGAGAAGATCATCAACGGCGGCATCGAGTTAATCAATGGAGCTTTGGACTTTATAAACGGAATCCCGGGCGTTGATTTGCAGATGTTGGAGCTGTTAAAGCTGCCAAGACTTGCAAAGGGTGGAATTGTTAACCGTCCGACAGTCGCAGAGATCGGAGAGCAGGGAAAAGAAGCTGTTATTCCATTGGAAAACAACAAAGGATGGATCAAAGAGCTTGCGGCAGAACTGCGAACAGTGTTGACAATGCCCACAGAGACCAGAGAGCAGACCGCAACGGCATCAACTAACCTTTACAATGAAATGGTCGGAGCTTTCAAGGATGCGCTTTCACAAATGAAAGTAGAGCTTGACGATGTAGAGGTCGGGGCGTTCGTAAATAAAACGGTAGCGGATGCAATTTATACATAACAGGGGGCAAAAATGACGCCTTATGTAATTATAAACGGAAAATCATCAAAACAAATAGACGGCTTGATTGTTCAGTCTTTGCCGCCGATCACAAAACCTTTAATGCGAACGCAAACAGAGACGATTGACGGCAGAGACGGCGATCTTGTCACTCAATTAGGCTATTCTGCTTATGATAAAGCCTTTAGCATAGGCTTAAAGGGTGACTACAATGTCGATGATGTGGCGGGATTTTTCAACACAAGCGGAAAGATAACATTCAGCAACGAAATCGACAAATATTACTTATTTTCACAGTATGCCGGGATAGACTTTAATCGTCTGTTGAGGTTTAGAACGGCAAATGTCACCGTTCATGTGCAGCCGTTCAAGTATTCATTGATTGAGGGCACGATCATCGCCACCGACAACGGAAAGCCGACGATTGATATCAACGTGAGAAACACCGGGAACATATACAGCAAGCCTATATTTACAATAACAGGCAAAGGGCAGATTGATTTATACTTTAACGAAGTCCACAAGTTGAAAATCAATCTCTCAAACGCCGGTGAAACGATAATAATTGACACGCCCGGCATGAATGCGTTGAGCTTGTCGGGGGACTATCTAAATAGACAAGTTATAGGCGATTATGATGGTTTGAGACTGCCACCGGGGGCAAACGTGGTAAGCGTTGCGGGTATGGCATCGGAAATCAAGATAGATCAATACAGCCGATGGATATAGGGGGTTGAAATGGTTAACAAACAGGACTATTTGAACGCAATAAATCAAAATATAGAAATGGTTAGGGGCGACACCCTTGCATTTGATTTTCAGTTAAAGGGATTGACGCAAGCGGAATGTGAAGCGCTTGAAATAACCTTTGCAATCACTGACAACTATGCAGAAGGGGCACAAGTCACAGTAGACACAGAAAGCGGGATAACTTTAGAGAGTTACACCGACGGCGTGGCACTGTTTAGCGTATGTTTAGCGCCCGAAATCACGGCAGAAATGGACGTGGCGCGGTATTATTACGACTTGCAGATAAAAGACACGGCAAACACAATCACATTGATGCGGGGAACGTTGACATTATTGCCAGAAGTGGCGGAATAGGAGAAAAAATGGGCGAAATAATATTCAAAACCGAACTTATAAAGGGCGCAAAAGGCGACAGGGGCGAAGCTGGACAGGCTGACAGCATACCAACAGACGGTGTTATTGCTTTTCAGGGCGAAACAGTCCCCGACGGTTATGAAGAAACCGATCCCGGCGATGTATTCGATGAAGTCTATGAGGATATAAATGCAGTAAAGGACATGATCTCGGACGAATACGACACCACCGCCACATACAACGCGGGGAATTATTGTATACATGAAAACGCGCTTTATAAATGCACCGCCACCACAACAGGGCTTTGGGATAGTTCAAAATGGGTGTTGACTTCTGCGAGTGATGAAACAAAAGCCAACGCCGAAGCGATTGAGGCGATGGTGAATGTGACGGGGAGTTGTAATATATTGCCATATAATGAGCAAAACACAGCATCAGCAACAGTTACATTCAACGTAAACAACGACGGTTCAGTAACAGGAAACGGAACGCCAACCAGTTCGTATCCATATATTACACTTTCAAGCTTCACATTAAAAGCTGGTACTTATATACTTGATAGCGGAGTACCTGCTCAAACAAGTTTGTATGTAAATCTCAAAGATAGCGGTGGAAATGCACTCGCTAATACTTATGAGGGTAAAAAGGAATTCACGATAGCAACCGATACATCAGTGGTGGCTTACATATATTTACATGGTTTGGAAAGTGTCAGCAATGTAACTATTTACCCCATGCTCTACGATGCCCGCCTTAATCCAACAGGCTATGTCCCCTACGCAATGACCAACAGGGAATTGACGGAAAGGGTTGATAGAGGTAGTGTGTTAGTTGCAGTTACAACGTCAATGACAAGAGGGCAGGCAATAGAGGCTCTTTATGCGGCTATTGATTGGGATAAAATACGCCCTCAGTCTTATTGCAATTTTTTAGGAGAGATATTAATTGTTAGATACCTATATAAGCATAGTACTTATACCCATTTAGCCATGGTTAGTACGAATCCAGGAGGAATTGATGAAATAAACAACACTGGTGCAAATCAAGAATGTCGATATATTACGAGCAATTTTAGCAGTGGTTCATATAATCAAAATTTATCATCGGCGGCTATATGGGAAAACGGAAATATAATTTTGTATTATTAGGACTTGGTGCGGCTTACCAGAATAAAGGAGGTACGCCATGATAACATATACCCTAATTGGCATAGTCGGATATGTAGCTATGTTGTGTATAGTATATACTGTGTGTGACATAATTTACGATTCAATAGGAGAAAAGCCATGATAAAAACAACAACCAACAAAAACGTGATATCTTATGAGGTCGAATAAGGAGAACAAGCCATGAAATGGATAAAAAAAGTAGCTGAAACGCCTTTAACAACAATAGCCAAAGTTATAGACAGCCTTGCATCTACCCCAAACGATAGACGAAACGCGCCATCTGTTCGAGCGGTCAGAGAGGGCATAGCACAAGCGGCAAGCGAGACGATGTACCCTGTTGGCTCAATATATATGAGCGTGTACGAAGTGAATCCTCATGACTTATTTGGGGGAACATGGACACAGATCAAGGATAAATTCCTACTTGCAAGCGGTGACACCTATGAAAACGGAGTAACCGGGGGCAGTGCGTCACAAAATTACACACCGGGCGGAACTGTTGGCGGTCATAAGTTAACAATGGACGAAATGCCATCACACAAACACGGCATAAATAACTTTTTGGCGTACTATTCGGGCGATCCGTCTGTTGAGGATTTAGGATATTTTGCCGCTAATTCGTACAAAACAAATAAAGCCGTTTATTATGCCGAGAATAAATCCACAGTATTTGCAGGCGGTGGAGAGGGAACGCAAGAAACAAGCTTCACAAGGCTTGACAACAAAACCCACACCCACTCATTCACAGGAACACAGACCACATTCGACAAAATGCCGCCGTATTTGGCAGTTAATGTATGGGTTAGGACGGCATAAGGGGGTGATTATATGGGAACAGTAGCAATCACCGCCGCAAGTACGATATTTGTTGCGTTTTTGTCGCTGATCGGAACGATATTCACAACAAAAGCAAGCGGGGATAAAATCCAACATGAACTTGACAAGCATAACGCCGTGCAAGATACCAAGTTAGAGGAATTGACGCGAGAAGTCCGACAGCATAACGATTTTGCAATGCGCATCCCGGTCATAGAACAAAGAGTGACAGCACTCGAAAAGGAAACTTTCAGAAAATGATCAGATTATTTTTGCCAACCGAAAAAAAATTTGAATCAAACGGTGAAATCGTGATAAATGCCACCAGATGCGCGGTCAAAAACGGTACAGAGTTTTCGCTTGAATTGGTTTGCCCTGTTGAATATTGCGACTATGTGGCAAACGGTAATATTTTAGCCGTACCAACGCCAAGCGGTGAACAACCGTTCAGAATTTTCGATGTTGCGAAAGGTTTGCACAAGATCACAGCAAGGGCAAAGCATATCACATACGACGCAGAGAACTATCTAATCGCAGACGCCACCGCCGAGGGAACTTGTCAGCAGGCATTGAATATTTTTAACGCCGCCACAGACACGGAGAGCCCTTTTCTGACGGTTTCAGATGTTCAAAGCGAACATTCTATGACCGTGAGCAGAAAGAGCCTAAATGAGACGATAAACGACGTTAGAGAGCGTTGGGGCGGTCATATTGTTCGGGATATGTGGAAAATATCCATTTTAGAGAGCATAGAAAGAGACAACGGAATCACCATAGAATACGGTAAGAACCTTCAGGACATAACCGCCGACTATAATTTTGCAGAAGTGAGCACAAAGCTGTTGCCGGTTGGCAAGGATGGCATCACATTAGATGGGTTATATGTCGAAAGCTCGACACAATACGACACGCCATATAGTAAAGTAGTCAATTTCGACCAAAATATCGAACGTGAAGACTATTCAAGCGACGAAGAATACCAAAACGCACTAAAAGCTGACCTTTATGAACAGGCGGCGGACTACTTAACGGCGCATTGTGTGCCTTCTGTGAATTACACGCTAAAGGGAAAACCCGAAAAAGTCTCAAATATAGGCGATTTGATACTTGTTAAGGATAAGAGATTGGGGATTGACCTAATAACAGAGGTTATCGCTTACGAGTGGGACGCAATCGGGGAAAAATATAACGCTTTAGAGTTTGGCAATTTTAAGGATAATTTGGGAAACCTTCTTGACATCATCAAATCAAACACCGTCAAGATCGTCAAGGAAAACAACACCACGATCGAGACGAAAACAGAGCAAGCGATCCAAGAGACCGCCGAAGAGATCAGGACAGAATCACAAGAGAGCGATCAGGCGCTTGAAGATCAAATCAACCAAAAGACCGCCCAACTAAATCAACAGATTGAGCGATTGAGAGACGCCATTGACGGCATGGTTGATAAGATCTATCCCGTAGGCTCGATCTATATAGGCACAACCAACACAGATCCCGCCACAATGTTCGGGGGAACGTGGACACAGATCAAGGATAAATTCCTTTTGTCGAGTGGTGACACATACCCCGCAGGCTCAACAGGTGGCACGGCAACAGCCACGATCACAACCACAGGAACGGTCGAAGCGCACAAGCTGACAATGGACGAAATGCCGTCACATAAACACAGCATAAACAATACATTGTATTTTTATCAAGGCGATCCGTCTATCGACGATCTGGGATATTTTGCAGCGCCTAATTATAAAACAAATAAATCCGTCTACTACGACAGCGATCATACATTGTATGCCGGCGGTGGTAGCGGAACGCAAGAATCCAGCATGACAAGGCTTGACAATAGTGCCCATAGTCATGATTTTTCGCCCGGTCAAACGACCTTCTCAAAATTGCCGCCATACTTGGCGGTCTATGTGTGGCAGCGCACAGCATAGATCCCATTTTTATCTTTTCCTTGAAATCGGCGGAAACGCCAAAACGCCCCCTAAATGCTCAAATAATGACGTTTAGGGGGTGCTTTTTATTTGCCTATGTCGGCGCGTATTAAGTTTTTAATATATAACTGCTTATTGTCTACCGCATCGAGCTTTG